GCTAAGGAGTTAGTCAGTTGCTTATTCGATGCAAGAGAGTACAGACCAGACGGCATTGTGAACGGTGAAGAGTTGTGGGATGTTATCGCAGACAGAGAACACAGTAAGTCTATACCGTATCCGTATGCAGGACTGAATGAGTTGACACTGGGAATGCGACAGGGCGAACTTGTTACAGTGTGTGCAGGCAGTGGTATCGGCAAGTCGTTGTTCTGTAGAGAGATCGCACACCACATTCTCGGACTTAATGAGAAGGTAGGATACATCGCTCTTGAAGAAAGTGTACGACGCACAGCACTAGGTATCATGGGCATACACATCAACAAACCTATACACTTAGAAGAGGACGACACTAGTGAGGAGGTGCTACGACCTGCATTCGATGAGACGGTAGGTAACGGAAACTTCTACACTTACGATCACTTCGGCTCGATGGATAGTGATAACTTATTAAGTAAGATAAAGTACTTAGTTAAAGGTTACGATTGTAAGTGGATCTTTTTAGATCACCTATCAATTGTAGTTAGTGGTATCCAAGGAGATGATGAACGACGCTTGATTGATAACACGATGACCAAGCTTAGAAGTCTAGTCGAAGAGACAGGATGTGGTATGGTGTTAGTCAGTCACTTGAAGCGTGTCGATAGTGGACATGAAGAGGGAGGACGAGTAAGTCTGCACCACCTAAGAGGTAGCCAAGCAATTGCACAGTTATCGGACATGGTGATAGGACTGGAGCGTAACCAACAATCAGAAACAATAAGTAATGAAACACGAGTGAGAGTACTGAAGAATAGATTCAGTGGGCAGACTGGACATTGTGATACTTTGTATTACAGTGGCGACACTGGACGGTACACTCCTGATGTGTTTAAACCAAACAATAATGAAACCAAGAACCCATTTTAATAACTATGACACGAACACTATTCTTTGATATCGAGACGAACCCAATTAACGATTGGGATACGCTCAGTGATCTACACACCATCCACTGCTTATCTATCTATGATCCTATGATCCCTAAGATGCTGACATTTCACGGAGAAAGTATAGAGCGTGGATTGTTAGAGCTACAAAAAGCAGAGCGTCTTGTCGGACATAACGTCATTGACTTCGATATACCTGCTTTAAAGAAGCTGCATAACTTCTCACCACCACTCATTAAAGTATTAGATACACTGGTGGTTAGTCGCTGTGTGTTTCCCGATCTACGGAATGAGGACTTCGGACGAAACAACTTCGATCCTAAACTAGTAGGCAGTCACTCTCTTAAAGCTTGGGGACACCGGATGGGTAGCACAACAAAGTTAACATACGGAGAGGAAGACGGAGCGTTTGAAAACTACAGCGAAGAGATGAGGAAGTATTGTGAGCGTGATGTTATCGTTACACAACTGCTGTACGACTATCTATTTAAACACAAGCCAAGCAAAGAGATGATAGCGATTGAGCATTGGTTTAAGTTTATTATCAGCCTACAAGAGCGTCACGGGTTTAGACTTGATATGAAGAAAGCTGACCAGTTGACTGCTAAGTTGATGACTATACGAGCGAAGCTTACTACTGACCTACAAGACCAATGGAAACCTACACAGGTAGAAATGAAGAGTGCTGCTGGTTGGACACTGACAACAGATCAAGCAACTTACGAAGGTAAAACAAAGAATGATCTCAAACTGCAACTAAAAGAAGCAGGTGAAGTACAAGCTCTAGTTAAGAATGCAGTGAAGACTGGCAACGCAGTGAAAGAGATACCGTTCAATCCTGGCAGTCGTAAGCAGATAGCTGAACGATTGATAGCTTTAGGATATGAACTACCCACAGAGAACGATGGAGTATCTTATAAAGTAGATGAATCTGTATTGCGTGGTATCGACCACCCTATTGCGGAGGATTTACTATCGTATCTATTAGTACAGAAAAGACTTGGTCAGTTAGCTGAAGGACAACAAGCGTGGTTAAAGCTACAAAAGAACGGAGTGATCCACGGTAGTGTCAATACAAACGGAGCGGTGACAGGTAGATGTACACACAGTAATCCTAATGTAGCACAAGTACCAAGTGTACGAGCAGACTACGGAGCGGAGTGTCGTGAGTTATTTAAAGCTAGGCACGGTTATAAGTTAGTAGGTTGTGATGCTTCAGGTTTAGAACTTCGTATGCTTGCACACTACATGGCATTCTACGACAGAGGAGAGTACGCTAAGATTGTAACTGAAGGAGATGTACACACTGTCAATCAACAAGCAGCAGGGCTAGAGACTCGTGATCAAGCTAAGACCTTTATCTATGCTCTATTGTATGGTGCTGGTGATGAGAAGATTGGTAATATAGCTGGAGGCGACGCACGACTAGGACAACAACTCAAGCGTAAGTTCTTCAGCAGCCTACCAGCACTCGCTCGTTTACAAGCTGATGTGCAACGAAAGGTAAAGAACGGTGGAGAACTTATGGGATTAGACGGACGGATACTTCCGATACGCAGTAGTCACGCAGCATTGAATATGTTATTACAATCAGCAGGTGCAGTTGTTATGAAGGTAGCACTGATCCAACTGTTTCATAAGCTCAATCAATTAAGATGGCAGCACGGTAGAGAGTATGCTTTTGTAGCTAACATTCACGACGAGTTCCAAGCAGAAGTACTACCTGATAAAGCAGAAGCATTCGGACACTTAGCTGTTGAAGCTATAGGATCAGCAGGTAAACAGTTGAAGATGAATGTACGGCTTGACGGTGAGTTCAAGATCGGTAACAACTGGGCAGAGACTCATTGATATGGACGAACTACAATATGACAGCTACACTACCCTCGCACAAGTCTATGACACAGAAGACCTGACAGTAGGGTACGACTGGAAACAACAATACCAAGATAAAATGCCATCATCATCCGCACAACGAATAGGAGCGATAGCAGAGACACGATTCATTACTGAATGTTTAGAACGTGACTTTGAACCACACACTCCTACAACTCCAATGCCTTGGGACTATATCGTACACTGTCCAGCAGGTGATCTAAAGGTACAGATAAAAAGTACATCAGTAAAAGACCGAGCAGCTTACGCTGTGAATACAGGTAGCGGATGTACACAGAAGGAACACATACCAGATAGCGTAGACATCGTAGGTATCTACATCAGTCCGCTCGATCAGTGGTGGATGATTCCTCAATCTGTTATAACAAGCAAGACATTGAAGCTGTACCCTGACACACCAAGTAAATCAAAATATAAAAAATACCAAAACAACTGGAGTGCATACTATGAATAATAAAACAACCTTACTTATTGATGCTGATGTGTTAGCGTTTGAAGCATCAGTGGTATCAGAAGAATCGATACAATGGAAAGAAGAACTGTGGACTGTACACGCAGACATGGCATTAGCTAAAGCTCGTGTGATCAATCGCATCGAAGAGTTCAAAGAGAATCTAAAAGCTGAGAATGTAGTGCTGTGTCTGAGTGACCGTGCTAACTTCCGTCGTAAATTAAACCCAGACTACAAAGCGAATCGATCTAAGTCACGCTTACCTATTATCTTACGACAGGTAAAGCAGTGGATCATCGATGAACTAGATGGTGTGTTATGGGCGAACCTTGAAGCTGATGATGTGATATCTATCTTAGCTACTGACAAAGCAATGGATGAGGAAACTATTGTGGTTAGTATAGACAAAGACTTCAAGAGTGTACCGGGTATCTTCTTTGATTATAACAGAGGAGAGTACCACCAACCAAGTGAAGAAGAAGCGGATAACTATCACTTGATACAAACAATAGCGGGAGATCACACGGATGGATATAGCGGAGTACCTGGCGTGGGTGTGGTGAAAGCAAAGCGTATGCTGGATGGATGTGGATACACATGGGAGACTGTTGTTGGAGCGTATGAAGATAAAGGACTCACCGAACAAGACGCATTAATGAATGCTTGGATGGCACGACTACTCCGAGCAGATAACTATTGTTTCAGAACTAATACTATTAAAAAACTATGGATACCAAAGAACTACCAAACCAAGGATATACTAGAGATTTCTCAACAGGGGCTAAGCGTGACGGGGACGATGGACGGGGACGACCCAGCCTTATACCTCCGGTCGCCTTACGCAGTCTCGCCAAAAGATTTGAAGCTGGCGGAAAGCTTTACGGAGACGACAACT